GCTTTACTACCAGCCAAACCTAATACACCCCGAATGGCTCGCACACGATTAAACAAATCACCAATTTCAGATGCTGAATCACCCGTTGCTTCAGTTAATTTATTAAGAAAACCTTCAAAACCAAATGCCTGGATTCCGGCTTCTGCTGATGCTATACCCAATTCTTTGAAGGCTTGCTTCAAATTATCAGTTGGACGAATCAATTTCAACTGAATATTATTGATTAGGGTAAATGCTTCATTGTATTTCAAACCCTGAACCGTTAAAGTTGCAACGGCTGCATTTACTGCATCAAATGAAACCCCTAATTGTGCTGATAAAACCAAAACACGACCATATGTATTAGCAAATTCTTCACCACGAATACGACCTAATTCAATAGTCTTAAACAGTTTGCCAGCGACTTCTTCGGCATCAGTTGAAGCAAAACCATAAGCATTGATTGCAGAAGACAACAAATTTACCGCTGAAGCTGTATCAGTTACGGCGGCAACTGCAAACTTATTTGCTGCAGTAAGAAATTCAAAAGCTTCTGAACCTTCAGTTACCTGGTTCGACAAAGTTTGATAAAGACCTTCTGCCACCACATCAAGAGGTTGTGCAAATTGCTCGGAAATTTCCCGTACACGAGAACCAAGTTGACCTAATGACATACCAAGGTCGCCACCGATCGTCTGAATTTCGGCTAGAGCAACTTGATAATCAAGAGCTTCACTTACTCCATCAGCAAACGCATTTGTAATAACTGTAATTGCTCGGTGAATAGTTTGAATCGCAAAAATTCGAACAACAGATTGCCACGACAACAATACTACTTTGCCAGATTCTGCACCTGATTGACCGACTTTATCAAAAGCAGGCGGAAGTTTATTTGCCGCTACTTTGACTTTATTTGTTGATTGTGCGACTGCAGCATTAGATGCAGTAATATTAGCTCCAGTTTGACTTACTGCATCAGAAATCGTTGTTTGAGCATCTGTGACACCTTGCATATCCGCTTTGACTTGAGCAAATCCTGATACTTTAACAGGAGTCTTCGAGACTGCTGAAAGTCTGGCCATGGAATCGGCCATTCGACTAACAGTTTTATCGAAACTCCTGCCAGCTCGATTAAAACTGCGCGTTCCTTCAGCAGCTGCTCGAATAGCGTCATTATATTGACGAGTTTCTTGTTCAAGACGATTTAAGGTAGCGATTGCCTCAGTTGCATCAAAACCTATCCTGGTATTAAGATCGTCTGCCATTATCCCACCCTCTTAATAATTCTCTGACGAAATTTTATAACGGGCAAACGAAAAGATAATGCAAATGATTGCAATGCTCTGTTTCCAGCTTCAAAAGATTTCCACGGAGCCGATTTACTTATTCCAACATATTGAGTTTCTTGTTCAACATAATGCGGAACACGCGTACTAGCTGTAAATTCATAAATAGGTGTCTCAATTTTGATTTCAGCGTCACCGAGACGCTCACCTTTCGGCACACGACTTCTTGTTCTTAAAGGAGATAAAACAATTTGCCCTTTTGCTACTCTGGAAACACTTAGTAATGACGCACGGGCCATTCCCGACCAAAGCGGAACTCGACCCGTTACCGCCGTCAACCATTCCCTCGCAGCTTCTTCCAATTGAAGCTGCATATAATTCTCTAAATTAGTAATATATGCGGCAAGATCAAATTCAAGACCTCGGAATCTAGCTTTGAATTTCATTTCGACATCGCCTTAGCCATTTGTCTAATCGGACCGTAAGCCATTTCAGCTTCTTCGTATTCACGAATCTGGTTGTAAGCGATAAGATTCTCTCGCTTAGTTAACGGGAAATCATCAAAATCATCAGGATCATAGTTAAAACGTTCACAAGCTCGCATTATAGCGAACAACATCGTACGCCCATCCGGAATGATTAGTTTTCGTCGAGATCCCGCTCCGAAACTAAAAGCCGATTTCTCGCCTCTTCAACAGCATCTTCGCTTAGACTATTGGCTCGCATAACACCATTCACAAGTCGACTGATTTCAATATCACTGAGACCAGATTCACGTAGTTCTTTCGTGTACTTATCCCACGTGGTATGATCATCCAACTTTACAGTTTCCCACTCAAGATCCGGAGTTCCATCCTCAAGACCCTTGATCACCATATAAGCAACACGTTTATTACCGTAATTTGTCAAAGCCTGTTGAAAACCTTTGTCTTCAATATTAGAGATAATTTCCCCGCCAGGCAATGTTTTGGTAGGTGGTTTTGGTGGCGGACACAATGTCGTAAATGGTTCAAAGTCTTCAATCGCTTTCGCCAAGAAGATCAAATCCCCATTTGGTCGCGGGAGCGGAATTGGTTCAATGTGTACGCCAGGTCGTTTGCCTTTTAGCTTCATCAAATAGCTCCTCAAGGTTAATAAAAAGAAAAAGAAGGGCAGTGTTGTACCCGACACTCATTTAAGTAACCGGCAATTAACCCCGATCACCCCTTCTTTGAACTCAAACTCAATAATCATTGGTACGGGTGATAACCGCCTTTGTGGCGTTACATTGTCCCGTAACAGAAACCTGTGCCGCATCCGAGTCATGACTAAGTTGCGTGTAGAAGAACTGAGGCAACTTAATCACTTCCGCAAGAATACTACCGCAAGCCGGGGCATTAATGATTTCAATATCAACAACAAACGAAGCACACGGATCTGCAGTATTAGAAGATACCCAATCGGCCGCAGCTCCTTGCTGCTTCAACGCATCTTCAAAAGTAGGTGTTCCTGCACCACTCAGAGATTTGAGGAATTCCCACGTAAAATCGAACGATACATCCATTGGTTGTTCATCACCTTCGCGATAAGTATCCATTAATCCACGGTCACGAAGATATTCAATTTCACGATTCTCATCATAAGTGAAATTGCCTTCACCGAGTTTAACGTTAAGAATCTGAGGACCAAAAGTAATAGCCTCACCACCAGTCAAAGCAATCTTCAAAGCAGGATTAATATCGACGCTGTTTGTTGCACCGATTGGATAACCCTTTGTCGTTTCCGTAAAAACCGGAGGCGTCGAATCGCTGAGATCAATATCCGTACACATAACCATTGTAGTGATGTCCATACCTAAAACACTTGCACCACTGAACGTCAATACAACCGGAGCTGTATCCACTGGACCACCGGTAACAGCAACATCACCGGCAGTATAGACCACACCCTCAATAACCAAGCCGGCCAAAGCCGTATCGACAATCGTTTGAAGATCACCAAATACTTCATCAAACGCAATTGCTCCGGTAGTCACGGACGAGTTACCAGGAAGAGTAATTGACATCGTAAAAGTACCAGACGTCGAAGCAATCGCCGGCGCAGTTTGAACTTCATCAACAGCTGCACCAGCTGTAACACGATTAGTAACAGTATAATCCTGTGTGTCACCTGCAAAATTGACCCCAGCACCCACGGGAACAGTAGTCGGCATCGTACCAAGTGTAAGTCCTACAGTCGTTGCATTCAACAACGCACCGCCAGCAATCACAGTTGGACTTGATGTACCATTTCCAAAGCCATCCTTAACTCGTACCGTGGCATCCTTCAGGTCAAAAGGAGCATAGGCAACCAAACTAGGTTTGGTTCGAAGAAATTCCACGTTTTTAATCTCCTTCGTTAAGATGTATTTCGAACGCCGCTTGAACAGTGGCCTCCTCAATTGGAACTTTCGGATCGATCTGTCCAAAGTGAAGAACTCTCACGTTCTCTTTAGGCCCTCGATTAATTAACTGCAAAGTTCCGAGGAGTGTGTCATCATCCCGAACCCCGTCCCCGTAACGGTATATGCAGAAATTGTTTTCTAACCAAGTAGCTACCTGGCCAGCATTTTTCCGCATTTTGTGAAAATCTTTGTCGTCCATGTATGAGCGAACAAGGATGTTGATTTCAACGTAAAGAATATAACTTCCCCGACTCACCTTACGTCGTTGTGGCCCATCCATACGAAACTCAAGATATTCCGTATTATTCGGCGTACCTTTGTGTGTACCCTCAATGAAAATTTCATAATTTCCTGTAAACGCTGTATTGAAATCTAAAGACATCGTCGCAAAGATCCAACGATCCCAGTCTTGATTAGCCATATGTCACCTCTTCAGAGAAGATACAACGATTACGAGCACGTTCATTGTGAACATCTCTGACAGGCGATCCTTTCACTTCCTGACCAGTTATCACGTAACCAGTATTTAACTCAAACTTTTGTACCTTGATAACATTCCACCGCTCATTTCCATACGTGAAATAATCACGCTGCTGTGGTATGTATGTTCCAAGATCCTTTGAGTCTAAAATCAATTTTCGATTACCAGAATCAAAAATAGCTCCCTCTGTAAAATTCTTGTTTCCAGCAATATAAGCCAAATCATATACAAATTGCTGAGATTGCGAATTTGGCAAAATTATTGCGTGCTTAAAATCCCAAGTTTGCTTTGATGCTGTTTTCTTACCAGTTTTAAGAGTTAATGTTTCTGAATCTCGATGAAATGATACCTTAGCCCCATAACGACGTTTCAGTCGATAAAGAACTCTCGAAATGAAACGTGTGTTTCTTTGGGACTGAGACATATTAAAACCATCCAAATCTTGTAGCTAGGGCTTGTAACCCAAGAATACTTATTGCACCAATAAGAGTCCGAAGCACCCACGTTCGTCTAGCATCATTTTGCTTCAAACGATCAACATCTAGTATCAATCCAGGTTTGCTATCGGAACCTTTAAGAGCAGTGAGTATCTCTCGTACATCCTCACCAACCGTCTTCAATTGTTCTGTTAGAACTGCTACTTCGGTGTTGGTCATGTCACACTCCTAAAGAAAGCCCACTCCCGCCCCAATTTGGGGCGGGAGTGGCTTGAAACTTACGCAAGCAGAGGAGCACCGAGATTCGTATCAAGAATTGCAGTACCCATCAACACATCGAGCGTAACCAAGTGACCTTGACCACGACCTTCGTAACTGATCGTCACACGCAACGCAAGACCATTGTAATTGGCAACTGCGCTAAGCGCACCAGCACCCTTTCGAGGCGCAGACATTGGACGGATAACCATCGCAATGGCATCGCTGCAAAATCCCAAGTTATAATGGCCAGCATGACCATAACCAACCACATCGTTATTGGCAATCGCTGTCACCAGCGGACGATCCAAATCAATGTAGTAATCAGACCCGTCGATGGTAACATCAACGATCGAATATTCACCGGCGAGCGCAACATTTGGAGAACCGGCAGTGTTGAAACTGATCAATTGACCAACATGCGGGATACCCGTGCCATCTACTTTGATTTCCTTATCATATCCAATAGGATACGTAGAAACACCAGAGTGACCAGCAAGATCCACCAAACCAGTACTGGTCTGTTGGATATCGGATGCCGTAGCCGCAACAGCATTACGCAAACCACGGTTCAACGTCAAATCATTTGTGGCGATACCAGTGACGCGGTAAGGCGCCAAGTCACCCTGCAAAGTGATGTAATCACCCACAACAAAACCACCGCCAGCATCAACCGAGATCACGGTGTCACCAGCAGCCGCATCAGCTGACAATTCATCCTCTTGAATAGCAGGAATCGTCGCAGTCAACAGAGATGGCGTATTCTGTGCCATCATCACATTGAAGCCGAGCAATTCACCGAGACTAGCGGTACGCAAAGCGGTACCATCATCACCAATCGTATTGGCCGCATTGAACAAGGATTCATCCAAGATGTTGGTCTTGGTACCCGGAGTTACAATCAAGTGACGATTAGGATACTCGTATGCCTTGTTCTCATCCATC